AGCCGCTCAGAAAAGCTGTGCAGCGCCTCGATGGCGCTGTAAAGCCCATCCGAGGTAATGGGCGGGAACACCTCGCTCCACGCCTGCTTCATCGTACCGAATATCTTCTGAACCGCCTTGCAGCTGTTCAGGATGGCGTCAAACAGAAGCTCCCGGCCGCTCTTGCGGGTCAGGGTTTCCACAAGCCCCGCCAATTCGCCGGAGGAGGAAGCCGCCTCGTCGCCCAAAGCCCGAAGCGTCTTGATCTGCTCCTCGGTGTAACCGACATTTTTCAGCTGTTCATCGGACAGGCCGGCAATGCCGTCGGTAGTCCCGGTGGCCTCGTTTGCCAGCTTGTCCAGCGTCTTGGCCAGGATCTCCGTGGTCATCCAGCCCTCAGACAGGGTGGCGTCAAAGGACCCGGCCTTTTCCACCATTTCATCAAAGCCATCCACACTCTCGGAAGCAGTCGCTCGAAGGGCCTCGGTGAAGTCGTCGACAGCAAAGCCCGCCTCAGATACCCGGTTCTTCAACTGCCCCCAGCTTGACATCAAAGCCTCGCCCAGCAGAGCGTTTCTGGACTCTGCGGAGGCACTGATGATCTCGCCAAAAAACTCATTGAACTCGGTGAGGGTCGCTTTTGCCTCTTCAAAGTCGCCAATGAACAGCTGCCAGGTCTCGGCCCAGCCGGACTGAGCGCTTTCCTTCAGCGTGTCCAGCAGCATGGAGAAGGTCTTGACATCCTGCGCCGCGGCAAATGCCTTCTTACCAATTTCAGTGGTCTCGTCGGCATACTTGGCCAGGGTCGCGGTCAGAACATCCGTGGTCATCCACTGCGCGCTGAGCGAATCATTGAACATGGTGGTGGTCGTAAACAGGTCGGACACCTTGCCGTTGAGATCGGTAGTTGTCGATTGATACTTGTCGCCGACCTTGACCAGCGTGCCCAGCTCCACAGCGGTTTCCATCAGCTGTTCCTTGAACTCCACAGTTGCCATATTGGCGTTCTCGATGGACTTCCAGTCGATCAGGCGAACGCTGCCGGAGGAAAGCGCCTGGCCAAAGTTATACATGGCCCGAGAGGCTTCGTTCGCGTTGGCTCCGGAAACGGCGGCCACATTAGCCACGCCCTGAATAGCGGCGACAGCGTCGTTCAGCTTGACACCTGCATTGGTAAACTTGCCAATGTTGGTCGTCATGTCGGAAAAGGAGTAGATCGTCCGGTCAGAGTATGTATTCAGCTCGTCCAGCTTCTGATTGACCACATCCAGGCTCTCTCCGGTGCTTGCCATAATGGTCTGGATAGAGCCCATCTTCAGCTCATACTCATTAAAGCCGGTAGAGACCGGCTCGATCGTAAGAGAGGAAAGCAGTCGTTTTCCGGCATTCATTGCGGAGTTGGTGATGTTGGAAAGCGCCGTCATGGCAACGACTTCAAAAGCCGAAAATTTTGCCTGAACCGTCTCAACGGATCGGCTGAGAGTGGAAAAGTCACATTTCTTTGCGGCATCGCTCAGACCGTCCAGGCCCTTGGCTGCGCCATCCAGATCCAAACCTTGTTTGAGTTTGTCGAGCGTTGACAGACTGGTTTGCACATTTTGCTCAAACTGCCTGTTGTCAAATCGCATTTCAACAACTCTTTCGTCGATTGTCGTGCTCATGACCGCGTCACCTCCTTCCAAGCATCCTTTGCGATCTGGTCAAAAATAGGCTGGATAGCAGGGTTGATGTAATCTCTTCCCTGTACCCAGCCTCCGGTTCCCGTGCCATGCCCATACTGAAGGATGATGGCGATCGGAACTCCATTTTGAATGTTGGAGTTATGAAATGAAATTGTTACGGACCCGTTTTTGTTCTCGATCTCGTAGTACCACGAAGCTGCCGTCAGCCCGGAGTCCACGGGCGTTGCGGATGATAAGGCGGCCACTCCGGCCCGGCCGTATTTGTCAAGATCGCCGAGATGGACGGCCTCTTTCGCTCGTTCCAAAAAGCGGGTGAGCTTTGAGAAATCGCCCTTTTGCCTGAATGTAATCATCCGACGCCTCCTTCGCAGACATAGTTATTTGCTCAGATATTGAGCACTGCAAAATCCGGTATAGGTCACGCCCTGGTATGTGACCTGAATGTATAGCCACTTAACGCCGCCGGCCAGCGTGTAATAGCCGTAGTTCCTGACCCTTGTTCCCTTGGGCAGAACCACAAGACTCGCTTTATTCGTCCCCGCGCCATCCCGGACATGGAGCCCGGAATTTGCAGTCACGATGTAAGTGCCGGCCAGCGCCTTGTTAAAGGCTTTCGCGGCGTCAAAGGCTTTCTTGGCCATTGCAGGCGAAGCCGCGGGCTTGCCGCCCGGAGCCGTTCCCGTCGGGGAAGCTGTTCCGCTTGCCTTACTGCTGTACTTGGGGAGGCAGTAGCCGCGAATGTACTTTCCGTTGACCTGTAAAGTCCGATAGTCAACGGCGTTGTTCTTGTTTCCCTCAATGATCTTGATGGCCTTGCCGGAAACACTCACGACAATACCGACATGATCGGGTGCTCCTGTGTTATCACCGGCGCCGCTGTCCTGCCAGTCGTACATGATGACATCGCCGGCGCTGGGGACATAGGCGTCGTTCTCTTCCCAGCAGTTCAGCTTTTTGTAAAGGTCGATCATCTTGCCGCAGCCGCATTCGGTTGGCGCGATGTCGGTCAGGCCGGCCTCAATGAAGACAGCGCTTACAAAGGTCGCGCACCAGGCATCCGTATACTTTACGGCATAGCCTCTCGCCAACGGCTTATGGCCGTTGTAGCGGTCGATGATCTTCCTGTGCGAGCCGTTGCTCTCTTTACAGCCGAGATACTTCTGGGCAATCGAGACCACCTTGGTCCGCAGTTCTTTCTCAGTCATGGTCGTTCCTCCTGTGTTCACAGTCGCTTTTTCATACTTCTCATAGTAGGCCTGTCCATATCCCGCCCGTTTGGCCTGTACGGATGCGCTGTTCATACCAGCCGGCTTCTCGAACTTCAACAGAATCAGGTTGCTGGCGTCAAGAATGGACTCGCACGCGTTCAGCATCTCCAAAAGGCCGGAGTCGGCCAGCTCCTTGAGCAGAAACTCAAGCTGCATCTCCAGATCGCCAATGCTTTTTCGCCTGCCTTTGGCATGAGCCAGAAGCGCCTGCTTCCTCGACCAATAGGTCCATTGAGCCAGCCCATATCCGGCGCCATCTTTCACAAACTTGGTATATATGCCATGATCGACGGCGGCGGCGTAGGAAGCGTCGGTATATCCAAGCTTTCCCTCGAATGGGTTCTGGAGATTGATGGGGTTCAGTCCGCTCTCTGCGTAAAGATTGCCCATCAGCCCATAGATGGCGTAATCGCTAAGTCCTTGATCCTTCAGATAATTGCGGATCTTCTCCTCGTTGTTTGCTCCAATTAAGGGCATCGCTTTCTCACCCTCTCGAATGTGCCCGATTTCTGCGCGCCGCGTTCAGCGCACGGTTTTGCGCGAAGATTTCCTTTCGGCTCATCTTTTTCTGAGGGCCGCTCTTCGCGTTGCATACATTGATGAGCGTCATAAGCCGGTTCAAATGCCACTTTTGACACTCAAAGGGGATCTGATAGCAGGTCATCCAGTAGTAGATGATCTCGGCGGTGACGATTTCCCGGCTGGAACGGCCTTTCTGCTTTTTGGGAAAGGTGGTCGCTGTCATAGAATCGTCGATATACGCGTTGACCGTATTCAGGAGCGCCGGCGTGATCGCGGTATAGACATTTGGGTCGACATTTTGGGTCAGCGTCATACACCGGACATAGTCGATCTGCTCCGCAGTTGTCTTCGGCTTATTGGACAGGTATGGCTTGTGCCACTTTGCCTCCCATTTTGAAAGAGAGACCAGAGAGTGTTCCAGTCGAAGCACCTGCGCCTTGGTCGTGATAAAACAGTTGTTCGCCTCGTCATACTGCTCAGTCCCCGGTATCACAATTTCCAGCATCTCCGGTCTCCCTGTCTACGCTCAGTGCTGGGGGAGGGCCGTGGGCTCGGCAGGCTCTGCCTTCTTGGACTGAGGGACGATGCCGTTGACAAACCGGGCCGCAGCCTCCGCGTCGGTGGCAAGCTCCATAAACAGGTCGCTGTACGCCTCGGTCTGGGCGAAAGCGTCCCGAAGCTCCTGCGTCTTGATAAACCGCTTACCATCGGGAGACTTCTCGCCATAGGCCCGCAGAATGACATCCTTGAACACGGCGATGATCTGCTTCCCATCCTGGGCGGCGACAATGCGGTTGATCATCTCCACCAGACCGCCGTCAACGGAAAGCTCCATCTCAGTCACTTCAGCCTGAGTCAGGTTGAAGTAGAAATCCTCGGTGCGGGAAACACCGTTGTAGTCGTTGTAAGTCCTTGTCAGTTTCAGCATTGTGCTTTTCTCCTTTCAAAAATAAAAGAAAGCGGAGCCCTCGGTGAAGAGAGCCCCGCTTTTCAGTCGGGTTTAGGTCACACCGGCATTAACCGGCGGCGTCGGTCTTGAGCAGCTCAATGACCTCGGCAGGCAGAGGCAGACGAGGCTCAAGGCCATCGGTGCCGCCTTCGGTGGTCGGGTCCTTGCCGTACAGGATCTCCTCCAGAGCGGCCAGCTTTGCGGGGTCCGCCTTGGTAGAGGTGATGATCAGCCGGGCAGTGGGCTTAAAGCCGGGCACATCCACGGGAGTGGTAGTGACCTCCCAGCTGGGATTGATGGGTTCGGGAGAGTCGTTGACCGTCTGGTAGCCGCGCTCGGAGGGGGAAGCCAGACCGCCATAGACCAGGTGCAGCTTGTAGCCGTGGTCCTGGCCGTCCACATCGTTGCCCAGCTTGGTGCGGTAGCTCAGGCCGAACATCTTCCGGTTCTGCTGGCCGGCAAGAACGCCGGGAGCGATCTCGGCGGAGCCGTCGCACTCCTCCCATTCATCGGGATAGGTATAGGCCTCAATGGTCAGGCCGAAGTCCTCGGCGCCAACCAGCACCAAATACTTGATGTTGTCGGCGTAGAGGTTATTGGGCTCAGCGCCGGAGGGGCTTTCGGTAACGGCAGTCAGGCCGTTCCAGACGACGCCCTTGTCATAGGTGCCGGCAGAACTGATGGGGTAAAGAACGCCATGATCGACACCAGTCTCGTAAAAGCGCTCGCCGGTCTTGTCCCATACGAGTTTACTCATTTCGGGTTTCCTCCTTTAATAATACAGGTTGAATACATCGTGGTTCAGATTGTCAGCCGTGAAATGCCGCTCGTGGGAGCACATCGGCAACATGGCAATCTTGTGGGGCAGCTCGCTGTCAGGGTTCTTGTAGATGGCAGTCACCTGATAGCGGTCGTGCAGATGATAGGGGGCGTTGTCGGCATGGTCCGCGTCGATCCTGCTTCGCTCATAGACAATGCAGTCGTACTTCATCTTGAGGTTTTCGGGCGGTTGGAAATAGACATTCTCAGAGCCGAGAATCCCCTCAAAAATGGTCTGAAGCTCAATCCTCCGGCTCATTGTAAAGTCCTCCAATCGTCAGGATCAGGCGCGGATAACCGACTTCCACTTTGGAAATCTTCCATTTCGCACCCATAAATGCCACATACCGCATCCGGTGAAAATTCGCTCTGGCGAATGGATCGGCGACTATGCTGATCTCATTCGCGACATTGATGTCGTCGTTGAGCGTCTCCCCAGACTGAAGCTGGCGCGTATTCCGAATCAAATCGCCGTAGTACGGATACTCAACGATCTGTTCTTCATACACGCCAGGAGCTGTTTTAACTGTTTCAGCATAGCCTACCGATCCATAAAATTTCGCCATTTTGAATCCTCCGGCTTAGCCGCCAGTGGTGGTGCTCACGGGCTCCTCCAGGGCGATGGCGGAGTAGACGCGGGTCAGAGCGCCGGAGATACGGGTCTCGATCAGGTACTTCTGCTGGTTGAAGTCGATGTCGAACTGCTCGAACCGGGTGATCTCGCCGCCCTTGGTGGAGCCGACGGTGTAGTCGGACAGGTTGACGAAGATGCCCAGCAGCTTGTGCTGAGCGCCATCGGCGTCCATGCGGGCGCGGCCCTCAAACTGCTCAGCGGTGTAGAGGTTGCCGACATTCAGAGCGGCGGCCAGATCGGACTTGGAATTGTAGATGCGGCGGCCGTTCATGTCGCGGGCCAGCAGCATCACATTGACCAGATGGGGCGTGCAGAAGAAGTCGGGAGTGCCGGTGCCCTTGTACTTCTCGCGGGAATACAGAGCGGCGGAGATGATGGCCTCGGCGTAGATGTAGTTCTCGCCGAAGTTCATATCCGTCTTGGTGCCCTGGATCTCGGCGCGGGCCTTCTCAACATCCACATCGTAGTGGATGGTATAGAGGTCGTTGTCGTTCCAGATGGAGCGGATGTGGTCCTCGGAGATCTTCATCTCGTCATCCGCCTCGCGGCCGTCGCCGATCATGATGGCAGTAGCCACTTCCTCGTTCAGGTTCTCGCGCATGGTGGCGTACTGGTACTCCACCACATCGAAATCAGTGATGTCCACGATGTCGTCGCGGTACAGCGCATCAGTGCGGTACACGGTCTGGGGATCGGTGGTGCGGGTGATGACATTCATGTTGCCGGCGGGCTTCTTGCGATTGCCCTTCTGGTAGCCATGGCCGCGGATGTTGTCATTCCGGGTATCCATCTGGCGGGTACGGATGCGGCTGATGGGGCTCTTATGTACCTTCTGGATAACGACCGTCACCCAGCCCTGGTCGCGGGTGACCCGCTCAGGAGCGCCGGGGCGCAGATCCTTGAAATCGGGGAACAGGCTCTCGATGTTGTCGATGCCGTGCTTGATCTCGTTCTGCTCCGCATAGATCTTCAGAGCGGTCTGAAGGCTGCCAACGCTGTTGGTCTTGGCCAGAGCGATGATGCCCTCACGGTCGGAATGGCTCAGAACGGTATCCTGAACATCATCCTTGTCGAAAACATTATGCTTCATGGTATTGCTTCCTCCTTTGGTTTTGTCAGATTTCTTGTCGGGGTCTTCCTCGCCGCCCTCAGAGTCCTTCTCCTCCATGGCGGCGGCGATCAAGGCGTACAGGACCGTCTGCTGCTTCTCCGTCATGCCGTCGATGACATCCGCAACGGTCTCTTCCTCCTCGGCCTTGTCCTTATCCTTGTCCGCAGCCTTGGAAGCGGAATCGCCCTTATCCTCTTTTCCTTCGTCCTGAGGCTTGTCCTCCGGCGTGTCCTTTTTGGCGGCCGCATGGACCAGAGGGGGCTTCTCGTCGGAACGGAACAGGGTAATGGGCTCATAGGCGGAGAGGATCACTTCCTGCTCGCCGCCCTCGCCGTGGGCCATATCCACAAAGTCAATAAAAGCGCCGGGATTTGCCCCGGCGACTACCAGACTGACTTCACGGATATCGCCGTGCATGACATCCTTGTTGGGCGTCTGCTTAAGCCCGTTGGCATAGATGGAGAGGGACTCGATGTCCCCGTGCTGCACCAACTGCTTGGCCGCCTTGCCGCTCTCCGTCTCGTTGAAGGTGCAGTAGGCGTAAACGCCGTCCTTACGGTTCTCCAAGAGGGCATGGCCCAGGATGTTGGTGGGTTCATTGTGCTGGTGGTTCCAAACCAGAGGAACCGTCTTCCCGTCGCAGTGCTCGAATGCGTTGTGACGGATGGTTCGTCCATCAGCGCAAACAAGATCGTTTCGGGTAGCCCAGCCACTAAAGTCATACTTCAGATCCATTTTGAACATTTCCTCCTTCAGGTGTTGATGATGGCTGATCGCCCTCCCCCTTCGGGGCGCTTAGGTTGCTGTTCCGGAGCTCGTCCGCTTTCGGGTCCTTCGACGGCCTCATACCGATCTTCTGCCGGATCTCATTCGAGGTCATGATCTCGTTGCGGGTCATCTTGTCGGCAATTTCGGCGATGTCGTTGATGGGCACCAGCCTGAACGGGTCTCTGAAGAACAGGATTGACTGCTTCTGTGACCGAGCAGTTTTGGTGAGGAACTTCCTCCTCATTTCGTCAACAATGGCTGATAGGATCGGTTCAATCGTCCGGTTGTCGTAATTCAGTTTCGTCCGGTCGTCGGCAGTGCCGTCCAAGATCCCCTGAGTGATCCCCAACTGGCTGTAAAGCATACTCGTCAGGTATTCAATCTGGGACATTAGATTGTTGTCGATGGGCCGGTTCAGCTGAACCACATGCTCCGTGCCGTCGGTGTAAGCGACGCCGTACTTGGAGCCGGACAACTGTTCCTCAATATCTTTACGGCGTTTTTCCGCCTGTTGACGCCTTGCTTCTGTCTTAATGACATAAGGCAGCTGAATGATAAGATTGAGCTTGCCGGAGCCGCTCTGCTCGTCGATCGCGTCCAGAATGTTGAGCTTTCGGATCAATCGCTGCATCGTGGAGTTGGGCTCATTCATCACGGCGAAGAACGGATTTTCCACAATGGCGACCGTGCTCTTGGGGAGCGTGACATCCTGCTTTTCACCGCGGCGCTCATTGTAGAGGCGAACCTTGACATGCTGGGGATACCACTCCAGGATTTTGCCGGTGCGCATCTTCTCAATCTTGTAGGATCCGGTCTTCGGGTCGATGTCGGTGTCCGTCGGGACGATGGCGACGCAGCCCTCGTCCAGCATGGACATGACCACATCCTGAATAAAGGCCCGTCCGGTCTGATCCAGGTTTGCTTCCAGAGACAGGCACTCGTTCAAGCTGGAGTCGATCACTTCCGTAAAGCGGCCGTCCCCGTCCAGCCGGGCGTGCTGGATCGCAATGGAAGCCGCGTCTAATGCAATCCGGTTGTAGACCGCGGTGATGATCGAACGCTCATTTCCACGGCTGAAAATGGGCCGGTCCGGACGGTAGGAGTAGCCGGGGCCGAGGGAATAACGGTAATCGTAAAACTCGTTACCTAAAAAAGCGTTCCAGGCATGTCTCAGCCTGGAACCAAATGCCATTTCCACTTCTTTCACCTCCGTGTCCTACAGTAGATCGGCATACATTTTCTTGAGAAGCTCGTCGTTTTGTTTCATCAAGGCGGCGAAGTCGTAAGCCGGAGGAGTTGGAATCGTGCTTGCTGGTCGGGATACGGCAGAAGTGGTCTTGACGATTTTCTCGGCAACCGCTTTTCCGGCCTCAACACGGGCGCTTACGCTGGCCTTCGGCGTCTGGAGCTGGCTGACCGGAGTGGACATGACGGAGTTGGTTTCGATCAGCTTTTCAACAACTGCCTTGCCGGCCTCCGCCTTCTCGGCGATTTCTCCGGTGCTTTTCGCGCCGCATTTCTTTACCAGATAGGCCGTCAGCGCGGCGCCGGCGACAACGGCCGCGCCAATCGCAGCCTTTTTAGCCGCCGATTTTTTTCGCTCGGCATTGTCGTCGCCATAGCGCTCCTGACCGGCGGAGGTCAAACTCCCGTCTTTGTTCTGAAAACGGCGAATACCCCACTTCATACCCTTGACCCCATGGTGGCTCAGTTCGTTTTTCACTTTAATCACCTCCATCAGACCTTATCAAGGACGGTCTTCCTGTAGGCGACCTTGCCGGAAGTCCATACGCCGTTCTTGAGCTGGCTCATGTCATATCCGGCATCGGCCAGAGCCATCATGACTCCGACCTCGCCGCGTTTGGCCACGAACTTGACGGCCCTGCCGGACGGTGACCGCAGATCAGAGACTTTATTGGTCATCAGCTCGGCCATCTTCTGGTTGTAGGCATTGACAGTGGCGGCGCTCAGCTTTCCACGGCTTGTCAATGCGTTCGGGTTTCTGAGCAGCTCATTTGCATACCGGTTCAGTTCCTTCGCCGACTTGCGTTGGGCTGTCTCTGTGATTTTGTCGCTCTTCTTTTGGGCCCATTTTTCATCCTTCTTCTCAAGGCGGGCCCTTCCGGCGGCAGTCAAGGCTCCATCTTTGTTCTGAAAACGGCGGACGCCCCACTTCATGCCTTTGATGCCGTGATGCTGTATGCTGTCTGACAATCGCGGTCACCTCCTGTCCTGAATTTTTAACAACGCTTCCGTGCGTTCGCAATTTTGAGCATAAAAAATCCGCAGACTCGATTAAGAGCCTGCGGCCAAATTGGGCTTTGCATTTACTTCTTGTTGCTCATGATTCTCCAAAGCAGTCGCTTTGTGACAAAGGTATCAGGATGATCTCTCATGTACTCGGTTACCTGTTTAGGAAGGCCATCAGCTGATGCTGGAGTTGAAAAAAGCATTGGATCGCACACGATTTTGAAAATCGGGCCAAAGAGAGGAATGCAAGAAAGTGTGCGGTAAGTTTTCTTTTTCACGAATACTTCCTCCTTAAACTACCTGATTCCTTTTTCATTACGCAGAATGTCTGTGTAAGAAAGCTCACTGTTGGGGTGTTCCGCACGATACTTGCGGACGATCTCATTATCAGAGCGAGTCTTTAAGGCTTTCATTCCAGTTGTAGCTAAGCCATAGGCTCCAACGCCTCCAACAACTTGAGGTGCAAGACTCTTTACTGATATGTCCAGATAACCTTTGACTGCGGCTTTCGCAATTTCAGAGTCCCCAACTTCCCGAACGCTCTGTACTGTTGTTTTAGCAGTATTAAATGTGATAAGAGGTCTCGCAGACCTATAGCCGCTGTACTTCTTGTCATTCACATCGATTATAGCATCGTATCCAAGCGATTTCAATTTATTGTAGAAACCTTTGTTTACGGCGTCTGAGGTGCTTAATGAATGGTCCACCAACGACAAATTCAGTGCTTCATAAACTTTGGCATCGATCTTTCCTTTTTTTAAGGAGTTCAAGCCTCGCTTAATGACACCCTCTTGGGACGGGGAAGAATATCTTCCGACTGATTTTTCCAAATGATCTCTCAATGTCTGTGCATAGGAGGAATCATTCTTGACCAAATCCGACAGAGCCTCTGTAGCATGACGCTCGGAGGCAACCTTAAGAGCCGAAGTAACGCCGATTTTCTTCTCAAAAACTTTATTCCCAGTTGAACGAATGGCTTGCCCATATACGCCTCGATATTTCTGATTATCCAACTCTGTCATGGATGAATAGAATGCGTCGCGGACGCCCATCGTGTCATTCTTGGAAATGTTCTGCAAAAGTGTTCCCGACTGAATTAGCTTGTCGACCGTCTTGTCGTGATACTTATAAGCGGCGTAACCAGAGATGGCCGCAACAGTAACTCCAGCGGCAACGGCAAGAATCTTCTCGGTTCGGACTCGTTGATATGCCGCGACTTCGGCCTCCTCTTGAGTCAGGCCTTTCTTCTGATACTCTTGCTCCAGTTTCAATCGATGTTTCGATTTTTCACCGGTTTCTTTGTTCATGGCGGCTTTAACTTTTTCCGACGAGAGATCTTTCTTTGCCAGCTGTGTACGCAATCCCGCAGTTTCGAGTTGTCGTTGCGCTTTCTCATTGTAAACGGTTCCGCCGAGAGTGGCTTTATTATAAGCGCGAAGCGCCTCTTTTTCTTTGGCCTTTGCGTCAGCAACTTTCTGCTTTGCGCCCTCAACATCGTCGTTGTACCGCTTTTGGCCCGCAGGAGTCAATGAGCCATCCTCATTCTGGAATCGGCGCACACCCCACTTCATGCCTTTGATGCCGTGATGGGCCAGACATTCCTGGAGAGAAGGTTTTTCATAGGGTTTCATGGTTCCCCCCCCCCTTTTTTTTTTATTCAAATGCTTCCGGGTTGTGGCGATAGGCGACATAGGCATCCATCATAGCCGCTACGGCGTCAATTTTCTGGTCAGACCGTTTCTTCAGGAGCTTTCGGTTTCCATTGGTGTCCTCCATCGTGATGCAGTTGCCCATGGAAAATGTGATAAGCTCCTCGTCAAAGATCAGCATCCGTTCCCCGGCCAGCTTCTTCAACTCACCCAGAGGAACAGACTCTGTCCGTGCGCCCTGCCGGACCACTTCGACGCCAAAGGGCCCGTTCTCAGAAGTCCACCGTTCCACAAACTCCTTGGCGTTGTATGGGTCATAGCCAAAGCAGCGCACATCATAGCCGCAGTTGACGATGTGGTCATCCAGATCCTCATAGACCTGCATCATGTCGAGGACGGTGCCCTCCATGACAATCAGGCTCCCCTCTGCCATGAACTCCTCGTACTTGATCCGCATGGCAGCCGGAAGTTTATGAAGGGTCAAAGATGTGATGTAGTTTCGCGTCTTAACGCCAAACGCTCCATCGCGAAGAGGAAAGAGAAATGTGAATGAGCAGAAGTCATCCCCCTGGGAAAGGTCTCCTCCGAGAGAGCATGGCATCTGCCAGAACCGCTGCCGGCGGTGAGGTAAAGTTTCCTCATAGGTAAAGTAATAGGTATACCCCTCCATGGGGAGGCCGAACCGCTTGGCCAGCATGTCGTTTCGCGTGGCTGGCGCCGTTTCAGCACGGTCTACATCCTTCTGATAGGTTTCATAGGTCACCGTTTTGCCGAGGTTCGGATTTGCCTTTACCCACATCTCCGGATAGGCCACTTCCTCCACGGAATCCAGCTTATACCACCAGATGGAGATATGCTCCTGGGGCGGCCCGTTTTCCTGAAGGATGTTCATGAGCTCCATTTTGATTGTGTCACCGGCTCCGTTCCGGACAGTGCCCTCGGAACTGGTGGCAATAATGAGGTAATCGTCCAATTTGGACGCACCCTGCTCGATTGCGCCGATTACATCCTCCCGGGCATCTGCGGAGGACAGCCACTCGTCGATGGTGGCGACCTTGCAACGAAGCCCCTGGAGCTTATCGACCGACATCGGGCGGACCTCGATCAAAGAACCGGAGATGAAGTTCTCAATGCCTTTCTTTGTGGAGGCGAGCTTAACGCGGTTTGCTTTGGAGCCTGTGGTGTTCTGCAAAGACCCTTCCGTCATGAACCGAAATAAAGGGCCCCGCGCTCTTGTGATGGCGGTCTTGATGGGATTGATGACCTCTTCTGCCTGCTTCATCGTGGGAGCCGTTGTGATTTGATGGGTCGTCGAGCCATCCACAACATTAAAGTAGGCATGGATGCAGGAGTCATAGAGGGACTTTGCCGCGCCTCTTCCAACGATCAGGTACTGTTTCTTGGTCAGGCGCTGTTTGATGCGCTTGGTAACATATCGCCCGCCGCGGCCATCGGGGTTGGGGACATAAACGGAGCGATCATCAAAGTAGTACCATCCAAACACCTGCTCTCCCCAGAGCTTGAAGCTGTCCAACATGTGAAGATCGGAACCATCGGTCAGGGTCAGCTCATCCTCGCAGAACTTGATCCACCCCTCGACTGCCTTATCATCGTAGTAGTAGCCCGGGTGTGCAATCAGATGGTCGATCCGGTTCATCTCCAGTTCTACTTCCTTGCAGACGGGGATGTCGCCCCGAATGACCGCATCTCGAAAGGCTCCGTAGTAACGGGGGACGGCAGTGTTTGACAACATCTGATCACCAGCCTTATCTACCCTTCAGCTCTCTGATTGCCAGAGCGATACTCAAAGAGGACCCAGCAATAGCCAAAACACTTCCGGCCACTTCAAGAGTTCCTCTCAAGGCCTCACGGCCTTTGGATATCTGGGCAGTTGGCGTTTCCGCAAATAACTGGTTATATTGCCGCTCCAATAATTCGCGGTTGATCTTGTCTCGCATCTCTTTATCAGACATTCCGGACAAGTCCATCCGCTTCTGAACCGGCTTGGGGGATGTGTCTTTCTCGATTTTTCGCATCTCTTTCACAAGATCTGAACTTGCGTCTACTGTTCTCTTGGAACGCTCCAGATCCTCCTTTACCCACCGCTGAGGATCGGGTTCGGATACATCAATGCGGTTTTCTTTCTTCTTGGCGGCATTCTCTCTCTGATCTCGGCTATACCGTTTCGCGCCCTCAGAAGTCAAAGTTCCATCCGCATTCTGGTAGCGACGAACGCCCCATTTCATGCCACGGACGCCGTAATGAGCAAGAACATTAAGATCTTCCATTTTGAGTTTCCTCCTTCCCGCTGGTATCATCTACCGGATCGGCTGCAACGAAAAGCCGCCACTCAAACTCGCTGATCTGCCGGTTGATCGACTCAATGGCAGCGGAGCTAAGCGGCGGATCGAAAAGCAGCTGAACCTTTTTATAGATGTAGGTTTTGACAAGGGCGAAGACGCTCATGTTGTCTGCGATAAACTCGCTCCACTTCTCGTCTTTTCCTGTAATGGAGAAACCGTT